CAATATCTTTTATATAGTCTCCTATTATATCTGTAGGTTTTATTACAGCAAAAGTATTAGGTTGTTCTCTGTAAGCTTTTATAGTTTCTATTTTTGCTAAACGTAATAATTTTTTTACTACATCTAACCTATTTTCTAAAACATCAAAAGCTTCAATACGTTCTTTTTGGTATTGTGCCGCTTTATCATCTTGTTCATTAATACTTCGGTTATACATATTAATAAAGTTTTTTAACTATCATCCCTGCTCCTTTTTGCACATAAGTGCCATCTTTATTTTTAGGAACTAATTTATATTTAAACTGTTTTGTATAAGCATTATCGGTAACTCCATCAGGGCCAGCTTTTGGTCCGGGTCCTAAATCAGCGCCATCACCAATTGCTCCTTCATCCATAGTATACCCTAAAGAACTTACTACACCAGATGGCATTTTCATTTTATATTTAGATTTTTTCTTTTTTTTCTTTTTCCCAGGTTGCAATTTTTTTCTTACAAAAGCATATGGTGTATTATAAGCACCAGCTGCGCCTGACATAGATGCTTCATCTACTTCTTCTTCCCTAATTGCTTTTTTATAATCTTCTGGATAGTTATTTCTAACATGGGTACGAATTACATTTCTTAATTGTTTTGCCTGTTCGTATATGTCTAAGAATTTTTTATCATCTTTAGCTTTTTGATATACACCTCTTGCAGTTTTAGCTAATTCCATTGCATCTTCAACTAATTTATCTATATTAGGAATATAGTCAACAGACCAAGTTATAGCACCGGTTTCAGGATCTATGTCCGTAACTACAGACTTTACACCTCCAGTAACCTTAGTATCACCTACCTCTATCTCTTTAAGTTTATACTTATATGCCATTTGCTATTTGTATTTCGTTTACTAATTGGTAATAACGTAACAAATCAACTAAATTATTATCCCCAACTTTATCTGTTTTCTTTAACTCAGTTAAAAATTTAGTTACTTCGGTAATTTTGATTTTAGTTGCTTTATCTTTAATATTTTTTGTTTCTTTAGATAAAATATTTTTTAATTCATTGATTTTTATATTATAAAAATTTCTTAAATCTGGGGTTGAATCCACGGAATTAATATATTCTTTAAGTATTTGTTTTTGGGATGTTGTTAAAACATCATATTTATCATTAAATTTCTCTAATAATACTCTATATGTAAGAGTTCTTACATCATTATCATATTTTGAGAATTCTTTTAGTACCGTTTGTTTTGAATCTTGGTTAACTTCTTTTTTAGTTAAATGTTCTAACAAAGTAACTTTATTATCTACTAATTGTGTAGGGTTAGAAATAGAAGATGAATTAATATTTTCTATTAATGTGTATAAAGCTGCTAATTCTTTATAGTTTGATATTTTAGAACCGAAAAAAGATTCTAAATTATAATGTTTTTTAATTTCATTAATTAGATTATATTTTTGTTTTTTTAGAGATTTTCTATTAAATTTAGTAGATGCCTCTAATATAGTATCAATTACTAATGTAGCTCTACCTTCAGTTACTACTTTAGATTTAAGTACAGATTCATATAATTTATATTCTTTACCTAAAGAAGTATTTACAAAATATTCTTTTAAGATATCTATAGCGGGTGAATTACCACCTTTAAGTGTATCAGCGGTAATCTGGCGTACTAACAGTTCAAATAATATTCCTGTGTTTTTGTACTTTGAGTGTTTTATTTTCATCAAAAAATATATTTATTTATAAATATGTAAAGTTTTTTACTTCTTTAATTGGTTTTCATCTAATAGTTTACTCTCGTCTTTATCAGACTTAAATACTAAATTCTTTCTATCTAAAGCTTCAAATATTTGTTTATTTTTTAAGAATGATACTTTAGCACCTTCAAGAGCTAATGGGCTACCACCTTTAAAATTATTACGTATAGAATCAGAATCATTTTTATCTTTATTTTTCATACCAGCAACTCCTAATCTATCCTTACCAAAGTTAGAATCTTGTTTATTTCTACTAGTAATAGTATTTTGTGGACGACCTAATTTAGGGTCATCTTCATTATAACCATCAGGTACATTGCCTGGATCTGACATTGTTCTTCCTTTACCATATAATGAAGCTAAATCATGGGGTGTACCATATGATTTACCGGTTTCTACAGGATCATTTCCTTCAGCTTCAATTTGTGCTATTCTAAATTTACGTTTAGCATCTTCCCTAGATAAGTCTCTATATTCATCATATTGATCTTCACTAAAATGATATACGTTATCATAAATCCAATCTGAGGGTACTAAACCTTGTTCTAACATGGTACCAGCTAACTCAGTCTTAGATTTTAATAATTCAATTTTTTCTTGTTCTAATACTATTGATGGGCTAGCCATCTGTAATGTAAAGTTAGTTAATGTTTCGTCTGTATAACCTTGGGTATACAAATGTACTAAAGCAATTTTATTTAACTCTGATAGTATTATTCTTTGTAATCTTTCAATAGTACGAGCAAATCTAATATCCTGTGCTGCTAATGTTGATTTACCCTCAATATCTTCTTCATATCCTAAAAATGCTTTTGGTATTTTAAGTGCAGCAAATAATTTACCTCTTAAATATTCTACATCTTGGATACCATCGTATTGTAATCCAGGTGCAGTTTCAATTTTAGTTGTTTGATCATTTCCACGAACAGGAATGTAAAAATCTTCCAACATGTTTTGTTGATTGAATTTTAAATTATATTCACCTGTTTTATTATCCTGGAATGGTGTACGTTTTAAATTGCTAATTGTTTTTTGCATAAATGCATCTATCTCGTTTGGAGGTATAGAACCAACATTCATGTAAAAAATACGTTTTTCAGGGGCACGAGAAATTCTATGAATTAACATTGCATCTTCCATTAAAACATATTGTTTATATAATTTACGAGCAGGTTCTATATATGATCTACCATAAGGCAAATAATTAACATCAGATATTAATCTAAAATGAGCCATTTCATAATTGTCAAAGAATATACCAGTTTCATTCATTAAATTACCACCACCTGCTCCTGGAACTGGATACATACCTGAACTTAAGTTGTCCATTCCATCCATAGCATATCTATATCTAATAGCAGATGGGTTTTCTGGGTCGAATCCTTCTTGTCTTTCAATATGATAAGCGGTATAAGGTACTACATTGTAAACACCAAATTTTTCTGCTATATCCAATTTTAAGAAAAAATCACCATATTTACACATTTGGCGTATCCACATCCATAAATTAAACTCTACATTTAATACATCATAAAATAAATTATATAATATTTTTTGTATATCTTCATTAGCACTTCTAATTTGAAGCACTTCACCCATATCATTTTTTAAAGTAGACTCATCCGCCAAAATATCTAAAGCAGAAGCAATAATAGCATCATTATCCATTACATCATATTCTGAATATAATTGGGGTCTTAAATATTGATAATTGATATTAAATTGGGCTCCATACAAAGATGATGGACTAGTAGAAAATATTCTATTATATCTGTCCATTAATGAATTTGTTTCTAATTCACCTGTGGATTGGATTTTACCACTATCAATTACTTTAATTTGGTTACCCCCAACATTCCTAATAATTACATCAGTTGAAAATAATCTTTTTAATCTTGTAAATACGCTTTTATCAGCCATAATTTGTTATTATTATTATAAATATTACCTAAAGAAGCCATCTAATATCTTCTTTGTTACCCCCCATATCTTGATGATATGGATTATCAGACCCTTTTGAAAAACCATACCCTCCTTGATATTCTGTTCTATTTACAGTCATACCCCCTAAAGCATTTTTAGTAGCCTGTAATCCTTGTTGTCTTAATTTTAATGCTGTGTCTCTAATATACATAGCTATACCAAAAGACATTACTAAATCATCATTATACCCACTTTGTGCTTCTGCCCTATTATTTTTCCATATAAAGGTTTTCATTTCTTCTAACAATCTTTTTGATTGTATCGTTACCCCTTTATCACTAATGTATTCTTGAAACTTACCTATTACCATAGGGCGTGTTCTAGAAGACATTGTAAAACCAGCTACCATTTTTGAATGGTCTTGGTATTTATCAAAATACGAATTAGCATTTGGGGAATCACTCTTTTGTGAATAGTAAAGATTAGGGTATTGTCTATCTAAAGCAACTTGTATAGTTGCCCAACCTATATTGGCATTTTCTATTACGAGCATTGCTTCATTATATTCAGTAGCTAAACCGACTAATAAATGTCCATACTCTTTTGTACCTAATTGACCTTTGTATTCTGCAACTTGTGTGTTATTTGCTACATCAATTACATGACATGCTGAGTAATCTTTACCATCTCCTCGAGCAACATCAGCTACTACGACATAATCTCTTGTATAATCAGGGGATTCCCAAACCCATAAATTTTGGTCTGCTCCTCTTCTTTCCATAGGATCTTTTACATATGTTTTTTCATAAAAGTCTATATATTCAGGATAAAACACAATATCACCAGAGGTACTAAAATCACAATCACACTCTTGTGCTGCCATCCTAGGATCACCTAATAATTCATCTTGTGTATCTCTCCATTTTTGATCTCTTTCTGGATGTACATACCAAGGGAGTTTTATAGGTAAAAATTGATTTTCTCTATTTTCTGCTCTAACCCATGTTTGGTGAAACCAATTACCAGTACCATAAGGTGTAGACAATGCTATACAACCACCCCCTGTAGCTAGAGTTTGTTGTGCTGATGCCCAAATTTCTCCAATATTATCAATAAAGGCAGCTTCATCAATTAATAGTAAGGATACTGCTTCAGATCTACCTGCATCACTTGAAGCGGATGTTGCTTTAATTTGAGACCCATTTGCTAATCGTAAAGTTAATTTATTATTTTCAGGAGCATCTATTTTAAGCCATGAAGGTAAGTTTTCGTACATAAATTTTACCTTTGTAACCATGTTTTTAGCTGTTTCTTGCTTAGTTGCAATACAAAGAATATTTTTATCCTTATGAAATGTCATTAACCATAATGAATAACCTGCACCTAGAGTAGAGATACCTAACTGTCTAGATTTTAGTACTACACTATAAGGATTTTCTTGAAATAACGTTAATACTTTTTCTTGGAATGGGTATAGATTAAACTGTATACGTCCACGTTGTGGATGCTGTATATAACAGTACTTACGCATAAAGTGTACTGGGTCTTGGGCACATTTTAAATATTCTTGACGTATTACTTTTTTTAAGTCAGACATGCTATTTTACTAAAAGTAATGCAGCTAATACAGCTACTACTCCAGCCCCTGCTGTTAGTTTATTTTTAAATTTTTGCTTTTTAATTTCAAGCTTTAATTTATCATTAAGTTCTTGGGTAACTTCTAATTGAGAACTTTTTGTATTTATTATAGAATTAAAATTATTAATCTTAAAGTTAAGATTATTAATAACACTATCTTTTAATATAATTTTATTTTCTAATAAAGAATATTTAGTTGTCACTAAATTTAATTCTTTTTTATAACTATCTCCAGTTATTAAATCTTTAATTACTAGACGAACTATCGGCTTTTTTAGTTGAATCGAAGTACTGTCCATAACGTTCTGCGAAAAACTGTTCAAGCTCATCATCCCCAAAAGAATCAACATTATTAACTTTTTCATTTGTTTGTCTTTTTAATGTAACTATTTTAATATCCTGTTTACTAATTTCCTGATCTAATTTAATTATTTGATTATTTAATGTATCAATTTCTAAGGTTAGTTCCTCATTTATACTATGTAAAGAATTAATTTTACTTTCTAATGCCTCTATTTTATTATTATATTCATTGATATATTCATCTTCATTAGAAGAATACATATTAATTAAATAATAGGCACCAAAAAATACTATAGCAATGTATAAAAACCTTTCCTTAGATGACATTATATCTTCTTTTTATCTAGAATA